ATCAACAATAACAATATCTGGCTCTATCTGTTGTAATTCTATTGTTTTTAAATGTGCTGACAAAGTTTGAACTGAAGCAGATTTCGTTGGAAAATATTTAATGAGAAGTTTTCCTTTCATTGCTTCAACTTTCTTTTGGACTTCATCTTTATAAAATTTTATATTAGCCGTTGGTGTACCACTAATAATTGAATCATATCTCAATCCAACATACTCTTGATTCAACTCTAATGTATAATGAACAATTGTTAATCCTTTTTTTAATGCATTAGCAGCTATAGCCTGTAAACACCAAGTCTTACCAATACCAGCAGGTGCTACTACAACACCTAATTCACCTTTACCTAATCCACCATCCATTATATCATTTATAGAATCCCACGGTGTAATTATGGTATTCCTAACACTTTTAAGTAACCTATCTTCAATTCCCGTAGTATAATCATGACCTAAATCTCTCTCTGCTCCAGCTTTAAGTGCATCATCTATAAGTTTTTTAATACCATCATAATCTCTATTTTGTAATAAGTCTACTGACTGTACTATAGCACTTTTAAGAACTTGATTTTTACAAAAATCTATAGTTTGTGATTTGATAAATTCCAAATCCGTAGCATTAATATTTCTCCAAGCATTTCCTAAATTTTCTATAACTGAAACTTTTAAAACATCATCATCTATACCATCTATTTTAACTTTCATTACTTCAAGAGTAATAGACCTCTTATATTTTAAATAATATCCTATAATAGTTCCAACTAACCACTTATTTGCATCAGATTCAAAATAACTACTCTCAATAATATCATGAATAGTTTGTAAAAATATTTTATCTTCCAATAAAGATGATATTACTTTTATTTGAAATTGTTGCCCAAAGCGTGTTAATTTAGAATCATTCGCCATATAATTTTTTTCTTTTTTCTTCTTTAATTTTTTCTACACGTTTTAATTTATATCTATCTCTAGCTTCTTTTTTTAATTGCTCACTATTACGTTCATAATATTCCATCTGCCATTTTCGTTGAGCTTCACGCTTTTCCTTTTTTGTAAAATATTTACGTTTTCTTCCCATAAGACTTTTCTGCCATATTATTTAATTTATTAAACGAAGTGGCTAACCAACTATTTAAATTTGGTAACGTTGAATATAACTTATCATCCATAAACATTGTTTGAAATTTATGCTTAACTAACTTAGAAATTGGTTTATTAACTGTATCAAGTATTTTTAACTTTTGATGCTGTGAAATATCTACATCATTAAGTTGCATTAACTTATAATTTAAAAGTATTTTTTTCTTATTATCAAGTATAATATCATTAACTCTTTTGTTATGAATATTATTACTATCGTTAGATTTAGCTGCCTGTAATATATCCTCTATACTTATATATTGATTTTCATCATTTATATAAGGGAAATTTTTCAATAAAGTCTTTTTTCCTATACCGTTAATTCCAGATATATTATCTGATTTATCACCTTCAAAAATCCTTGTAAGTAAATAATTCTTAGAAGGAACTTCAAAATCTTCTAATACTTCTTTAGTATCATAGAATTTTTTCTTAGTAGGACTCCAAACAGAAATTCGATTATCTACTAACTGAATAAAGTCCTTATCCGTAGACATAATAATAATATCACTTTTAGGTAATACAGTTGTTGAAATATAAGCTATAGTATCATCAGCCTCTATATTATCTATTGATAGTATAGTTATAGGAAGTTGTTCAAGATATTCAACAGAACGTTGAACCTGCATAAACATTGATTTTCGTTCATCATCTACTGAAGAAAAATCATTAGCTCTATTAAGACGAATCTTTGACTTACGCTTCTTTTTATATTCTGGATATAATTTACGGCGGCGGACAGACCCGCCTTTACCATCAAATACAACTATGCATCGGGTGGGATTGAGCATTTTAATTGCATAACCGACTGATTTCAGAAAACCAACTATTCCCCCAACGTGAATCCCATCATCATTGAGAGTTGGTATAACACTAAATACTCTAATGAAAGTATTTAAGCCATCTATTATCAGTACTTTATCATCAGGCTTACCTGAATCTATCTCGCCGCCGTGTTTTCGTATCTCATTTAATATAGATATATATCTATCATTGTCCATCTGATTCTTCTGCTACAGTTACATCATCTATACCAAAGTTTTTATCGTATTTAAGAATCACTTTACCACAAATTAAGTTATAACAATATTCTTTAAATTCAGGGTCTTGTAATTGCTCTGACCAATCTTTAGATTGGAATTTTAATTCCTCTCCATTTTGATTTGTCATAGTATACCAAGCACCACCTTGTTTTAACAATTTATGATCTTTTAATACCTGTAGCCAACTACCATCATCATCAATACCACTTTCAAAGTATAAATTAAAATCGGCATGCCTCATGGGAGGACCTAGTCTATTTTTAATGACTTGAGCTCTCATTTTCATGCCGATTGTATTAGTCTTTTTATCTTTGATTTGTCCAACATTTTTCAATCTGATACGTGTTGAAGCGTGGAATGGTAATGCTTTTCCACCACTTGTAGTCCACGGGTCTCCGAACATTACTCCGAGTTTTTGTCTGAGTTGATTAGTGAATACTAAAGCTATCTTCTGTCTACCAATCATTTGAGTAATCTTTCTCATCGCTTTTGATATGATGATTGCTTTAGATGTAGCCCATCCGTCTTTTTCAAAATCAGCCTCTAACTCTACTTTAGTAGTAGCTGCTGCTAAAGAATCAACCAAGATTGTTACTAATCTATCTTTATCTGATTCACGAATCTTTACAACAATTTTTTCAATGGCTTCGAAAATATCTTCTATTGTTTCTAAATGTAAATATAACATATTACTTACATCTATTCCAATAGCTTCAAGAAATTCTCTACTCACGGAAGTCTCAGTATCCATATAAACTGCTACTCCACCTTTTCTTTGTGTTTCCGCAAGAATGTGAGCACCAATTAAAGATTTACCACTCGATTCTAAACCATTAATTTCTGTGATTCTTCCTACTGCAATACCACCATTAGGTTTATTCGAAATTGCTAAATTTAATAGAGTTGATCCCGTTGAAACAAAATCCTTTATATCTGTAGGAGTTGTATCAGAACCGTCTAAAAAATAAGCAACTTTGGTATCTTTAAACTGTTTGTTAAGATTATCAGCTAAAGAACTTGCCAATTCATCTTTTACAGACATTTAAATTCTCCTCTTTAACTATTAAAGAGGTCATCAAATGCCGCAGATGCATCAGAAGTAGTTGTGCTACTTTGTAATGTTGAAACTGGAGAAGACTTTTCAGAACTCTTTGGTTTTTCGGTTTCCTCTGTATCATCATCGGAAGGATTTAACCATTTTTGTAAAACTTCTGCTAATTCATCATAAGTTTGTTCGTTATAAATTTCACGAATATCCTTTTGTGAATTTAACAAAGTTTCAAGTTCCTTTGCATCTTCTGTTATTTGTGTTTGATTAGGTTTTACTCTAATAGTAGTCTTAGGAAACGAAGCGCCGATTTCTTCAGCTGTTTTAAATTCGACTCCAACATCTCTACCATTTACAGGATCTGTAATATCACCATAATCTGGATCTGCAATAACTGAAAGAAGTTCCTGGTAAACTGTTTTACCAAATCCCCAGAATTTTACTCCTTCTTTTTCTTCACCACGAACAATTACAGGTGTAAAAGTTCTCATTTTTGCCTCTAACTTTTTACCTAATTTCCAATCATCTCTATTACCTGATGATTTTAGTTTATCAGCAAATTCTTCAATTGGATCTGGACGACCAAAACTGATTGGTGATAAGTAACTCTTACCGCCAATGTCATAATGAAAAAATAGTTCAATAAACGGTGTTTGTTTATTAAATTTATAAGGAACTATTCTAATTAAGGTTTTGCCTGGTTGAGGTTTCCAAAGATTTGAAGTACGAGTATTCGTAGTTTGAAGTTGATTAAGTCGTTTTTTTATTGCGCTAATGTCCATTTTCTATCTCCATGTTTTATTATTTAATTAGTATTTTTCAATGATTACCCTTCGTAACCATTTATAGTAATATATATCAAGTAGTTTACTTAAAATTCACGTTATTTTTATAACATTTAATAAAAAAAAGTGGCCCGTCATTTTCAAGTCTGTTAATTTGGTGGAAACTGAAAATTATTGAGCCACTTTTAAAACTTTTGCCCGCCGCCGTCCCTCTTTAGATACCATCCGATACACTACACTTTTAGGTGTTTTACACCAACAGTCTTTTTGGTACTGTCAAACCTCGTCTCTGTTTAGTGTATTATACTTATGTCATCGGTTATCCTCCGAGTTTTGAAATTTTGGGGGTGTGGAAAAGCCATTCCACATTGAATCACTCTGATTTTTGCCTTCACACTTTGTTTCCGAAAGTTACTACGATTCTCTCTCAATGCTATTAACATCGTTGAGGCGAATACAACTTCTAAACAAATGCCTTAACCCTCAAAGATTGGTTTATTCGGCCAGTTTACGGGGAGACTTCCTTTCGGGTACTCCCAGTGAAGCGAAAAAGTAGGCTACTTTTTCAAGTAAGTGTTGACTCAAACTCCCTCATAGATTGTCATCCAGTATTACCAACATTTAGGTGAATACTCTTCTACCACAAGAAGAATCGGGATACATTACAAGCCCTTATCGAAACCTGTTATTCAGTCAACCCCACATCAACATGCCTGCTGATGCGTCCCATTTCAAATTTTCAAAAAACACAACCATATATACTATGGTCTGATACTATATATATAAGTCTAATTTCCCAAAATACTGGTTTATTTTATTTAAATTACAGTTGTTCTATCCCACGTATTAACATCAATAATAGTATAAATCCTTGTAGGAATAATGTTAATACCTTCTTCATTTGTAAGTAATAGTGAATTATGATAATTTTCCCAAGGTACGGGAAAAGTTTTATCTAAAACCCCTTTATTCTCTTTCCGAATTATTTCGTTAAGAGCATTAATAGTATATAAAGTATTAGTCTGTTTCTTTCTATGTAACGAAATTGTATCTCTTGCATTGTCTATATAATCATCTGTTAACTCTACATTGTATGTACATATTAATTGATGATGATCTTTTTCATTCTGAAATACATAAACTTTATCAAACAAAATATCATTACATTCTATAATTAAATCTATTATATCATATAGTCTATTTCGTTTTGCGAATGTGCAAAGTAGTTGGGTTTTCATCTTACCACTTCACCGAAAGTAATTCTAAAGTTGCTTGAGTTGAACCATTAAATCTAATATTCAAATCAACATCAGCCGTACCCATAATAGGATTCTTAACTTTAAAAGTAAAAAGTATTCCCGCATTTGAATTAGTATCTGTTATCTTAATTTTATCAACATATTCCAATCCACCATTACCTACATATCTTTCAACAGGAGCTTTAGCCCCAGTTGACTTTGATTTTATCTTAAAAAATGTTGGATTAAAACCAGTTAAACCAGCCGCAAAAGCTGCAGTATCAACAAATATACTTCCATCTTTTACCTTATCGCTTTCAACCATAAACTTAAACATCTTCATAGAAGCATATTTTTGAAAAACAAACTCTGCTGAATCATCAGATCCATCAAATGAGGTCATCAAACTTTTTCCTGGTTTATAATCATACAATTTTGGCGGTAACGTACTCTTTATTTCAGCTCTCCAAGTATCAATTTGCTCCATATACGCAGCAGCCCAAGTTTCTCTATCTTCACCTAACGTATTTTGTTCTTCTTTAGTCAAGTTATAATCAAACACCGATAAATCTCCATCAACCTTTTTAAGATAAGATTTACCTTTACCTGCTTGAGCAGATTTTTGTTTTAATGAAACACTAACAGCTTCACCATCCTTGTCGTTCCACTTAGTTACAAATTGAGCATTTAATGGTGCTATTTTAGTGGTAATAGTAGTACCAGGTCCTGTTTTAGTTTTCAATGAACCGTTTACTAAATATACATCTCCTGGATTCCACTTATCTGCTTTTACTCCACAAATTTCTGCACCTTTTTTCCTTACTTTATCAAAATCTGTAGCTCTTTCCCATGTCCAAGTTGAATATTTTTCTTTTAATGTTGTGGATGTAGATAATGGTTGATTTAACTCATCTAAAAAGGCCTTTGATGGATTAGAAGATGGTATTGTTTTTAAATATTTTTTCAAAGCGCTTTTTGTAGTACTATTTTCTCCTGCCAAACTATCTACTGTACCCAACAAATCTTTAACACATTCTCCTATATTATCTTTAGTAACAACCGTAGTCCACTTAGATTGGAAAAATAAACCAACAAATCCCTCTTTAACATTAGTAGATGTTTTTCCGGCAGTTTTGGAACTTTTACCACCTTTAAAGCTTACCCATATTTCTAAATCCTCCCTATCAGCATAACCACCCTTTCCATTATAAATAACACTTCCAGCAGAAGAACCTGCAGTTTTACTTTTAGTATACTTTGTTTTATATTTATCTCCAGTTAACGATTTAGCAGCTGCAAATATTTCTTTTCTACCATCACGTCCAATTTCTGGAAATTCTACTGTATATTGTATTCTATTTGGTTTTCCACCTTTAATTTGTGGAATATTTTGCTTTGTTGTTGTATCCAATATTGCTTTTCCTAAACCAAATTTCTTCGCTTCAAGTTTTTTAATATAATCTGCAATCCAAACATTTGCTGAATTTAATATAGCTTTAGAAAAAGGCTTTACCTTTCGACTTCCTCTATACTTAGGAAAATCCTTTTTTGGATAAATTTTTTCAACATTTCCCTGATCTAAAGACATTTCACCTATTATAACTTTATTACCAATTTTTTTGAAAAGTTCAAAACAAGCTTCAATAGGCCATTCATATTCAGTTAAAATAGATTTTAATACTGTGAGATCACTATAACTTTCAATATCAGGAAGTCCATCATGACCTTCTATTAATGATAACCTATAAGACCATTCGTCAACTATTTTTGATATATTTGTATTCATGCTAACTTCTCTGTAATGTTTTTCATTTGATGATAATTAGTTCCTTTGCTTACTTTTGTAGGATATTTACCAAACTGCTCAATTATACTTTTAACCGCATTTAAAAATCTAGTTCCATCGTTCATATTAAAGTCAAACAAAAAACTATCGTAACTATATAATACCAA